GCTAATGTTGTCGCATATAATGCGACTTTAAAGAAAGAGAAATCATGAAAATAGTAAAAATCATTACAAAAGCAACGCACCAGAGCATAGTAGACGCAATGATTTCCATAGCAATAGCACATGGCTTAACGATTAATAATGTGGAAAACATTATGACTGATGTAATAGCGTATTTGAAAGATAACGCAACGGTAAAAAAGTAAAAGCCACCAACAAGCGTTAGTGGCAAAGAAAAGGTTATAATTCTAACTTATTTTTATAAATTGAAAAGGAAAGAGAATAAATCATGAATGTAAAAATAGAAGTTCTAATAACAGATATAAATGAGTTAAAGGAAGTCATGAAAGCAGTTAAAACTATAGAAAAAGAGTACAGCTGCAACTGCACTCTTTTTGTAAAGAAAAGCAAACTAATTAGTGACGATCTAAGTTAGTTAAAACATTAAATAGTGTTTCTGAAATTACTGAGGTAAGAATATCTTTTAGATTTTCAGAAGCTTGGAAATCATCAGATTCTTTTATTGCAGTAATAAGTTCTTTTACATCTATTATCGACAAAGAACTTTCGACTGAGAGATTACAAATTTGGCGTAAAGCCATTTTATTTATAGCCATATAATCACCTCCTTTCTAAGGTGATTATACAGGTTAAACTTTAAAAATATGCAAAATATACATGAATAATTTATGAATACGCATGAACGAGTTAGGTATGACTAACACGGCGCTGATTGAAAAAGCTGAAATCTCAATGGATACATTAAACCGGGCTATCAGCGGACGATCAGTACAAATGTCGACAGTTGTAGGCATCTGCTATGCATTATGTCAATGATAACGAAAGTAACGATTTCTGGGAAACCGATTACTACAACCCTAAATTAGATAGGAGGTAGCTATGAATAAAGAATCACTCTATGAATTATGTTCGATATGCTTATGGATTTTAGCATTAGGTATATCCTCTAGCATAAGTTTATTCATCCTAGTATGGACGGTTCGACTAGCATTTAGCGTTTAGGAGGACATTATGAATAAGATGTGCATCATATCACTGGTAGGAAGGAGTTACTTATGATCACTAAAACTATTGCTGTGAGCCAAATGGCCACAGTCCTCGGGTGGACATTAACCGCAGTTCGGGAATGCATCGCAAGAGACCGATTCCCGTTCGCATACGCATGGCAGTCGCCAGGTAAGAAATCCCGTAGCTTTGTCATCGATAAAGAGGGGTTTAGAACATTCCTTATCAATTCGCTAGGCTGGGATGTGAAAGTAGTTGATGCGGAGTTTAAATCCGCTGGAATTCATTAGGAGAAATTAATCATGACATGGCTTGACGCAGAAATGCATTTGAGCTTAGCTACATCAGCAGTAGCATCTATTTTATCAATGATGATGTTATAGGAGAAATGTAATTATGAAAGCTATTCCGACAAACGAAACAGCAATGGCTGCACATTTAAAAGCAATCGAATCGGATCGCCTCTTAAATCAAATCAGTGGAGACGTTATGAACGCTATCTATAGCTTACAAACCATGATGAGTGCTTACGGCGCACAAGGATTCCGCATTAGCGTTACTGTTGACGATATCGTAGTTGAGCAAATTATGGAGGACGATGAATAATGGGCTAAAGATTTTGATTTCCCATCTATGAAGGTAGGGGGAAGAGGAGGCAAACGCTTAATTCATTCACGGTTATTTGATGAGTGGTTGGTTAAACGGTGCCAGGCACGAATAGGGGAATAAGGAGGTGAAAGCCAAGATGAGTGCGATGACATATAAAGAAAAACGGAAGCTTAGACGTGCTGCTATGGCTCCACAGTTAGCTGATATTATAGAGGGCTTTATTGTCGGATCGTGTTTCTTATATTTAGCAGTAGGTATTTTCTACTGGTGGATTACAGGGGAGATGTTAGTGAAATGGTAAAACGATGTTATCACTGTGGGTACAAGCTTACCCCGAATATTACCTACAGTCTTTACAATACCGCTATTGGAAAGGTGGTTACAGTATGTAAGGACTGCCATACCTCTCATTTGCGAATGAGGGCAAAACAAAGAAAAAGGGCTGCACTTGCTGGAACAAGTACAACCCACTATTAAATTAACCAGTTAAATTGTAACACATAAGGAGGCAATCATGCCAACTGTTAATAAAAATATAGATTTTAATTTTTTTTAGCCGCTCTGGGCGTGTGCCCCCTAAAGTGCGATTTAACGTATGGGGCTCGGCTTGTGGATTAAGTGTAGACGCGTATAACGCAATTGGTAGACCTGAAGGCTTGCGAGTTGGAATTGATACATCAGCTCGTGAAATTCATGTATATCCTGTTTTAGAAAAGAATAATGAAGCAGCAATTTATCCACCTAAAGCTGCTTTACAAAAATCTAAAATCATTATCTCAAGGGCGAGAGTCGTATTAAAAGAGTTAACAGAATTAGGTATTACTAAAAATATTAGTGGGGACGTGATCATCGAAGGTGATTCCAAAAAGCTAATATTTAAGTTTTGAGAGGAGCTAACATGCCTGAAATAAAATCTAAAAAATTATTGCCATCTGTAAATACATTTGACTTCAAGTTTTTCGCTGATAATAAAGAAAAGCGTCGTGCAGCAGAAACAGTAGCAATTGTTGTAACTAATAGTTATATCAAGCTTTCATTAGCTGCTTATAAAAAATTAAAAGGTCCTGAATATTTTAGAGTTGGTATAGACGTTCACAATAAAGTGATTTGCGTATCACCTGCGTTAAAAACAGAACCTCATGTTTTTAAGCCGACCGCAAAGCAAATCGAGCGAAACACTATTTTTATTACTAAAAGTAGGCACGTAATCAAAAAGCTTAAAGAACTTGGCATTCCCAAGATGGTAACTGGAATGCTAGTTGATGGCGAGTTATTATTCAAATTTTAAAGGAGAACCTATCATGGAAAATCAAAATATCTTAACTATTAAATTCAATACATTGGACGATCTAGCAGTGCAAGTGGCAGATTGGAACGACCGATTAAATCATCAATGTTGCGGTAATTGCTCTAATGTTGAAGCGCCTACAGTAACAGTTGGCGAGACTATCGATATTGAAGTAGCGGCGTCTGAAGTTGCAGGAAAAGTAGATACAAAACAACAGCCTGAACCTGTTGAAGTTGAGCCAGCGCAAAAGGATGTTCCTGTAACCGATTTTGAAGGTAAGTCAGTAACAAATAAGAAAGAAGAAAAGGTTGAACAGGCAGAAGAACCTGTATTAGAACCTACTCCAGCTGAAACACCGACTGATGAATCAACTACAACAGAAACACCGGAACAGGATGCAGCATTAGATATAACTGCTGAACCTGTAGATAAAAAAGCCTTTTATGGTGAAATTCGTAATTGGGTGGGCACAGATAAGGTTCGCGCTGGTAAAGTTCTTACAGTGTTTAAAAAACATGGCATCGTAGGGAAAACTTCTAGTGATGCTTTGACTGATGATATCATCACTGATTTAAAAACAGTAATGGCAGGGGAGGAATAATATGGCTAAGCAACAATTTAAAGCGCAAGCTGATATATGTAAAAAGTCGCTAGACGCATTACATAAAGCAATTGAACTCGATCCTGATAATACGGACGAATACAACGCAGGTATCGCATACACAGAAAACGTTATGAAAGCCTCTAATGCCATTGTAAAAGCTTTTGATGTGGTTGAGCCTCCTAAGGCAACTACACCTAAAGAAAAATCTGAAGACACTCCTAAAGAAGAAAAACCTAAACGTAAGCGTAAAGCTAAATCAAGCGAGCCTCCTGTATCTGTTGTTGAAGAGGCTGAAGAAGTAATTGCCCCTGTAACAGAAGAAGATGCGGACTTATTCGCTATGTTCGGCGACTAAAAGGAGGTATTCACTGTGGAGATTATATCCAGTACCTATATTCACAAAATGTTCGATAGCGTAATTCTAGAGGTTCCTTATGGAGCAGAATACACAACTGTCCACCATATCGACTGTGGGTTTACGTTTGGGGGTAGCTGGCAGCGTAAATATTCATATCATAATGGATATGTTACCGGTGCCAAATACTACACCTGTCCAAACTGCCAAACATCTTCCAATCCTTGTGATCATAAAATTTACTATTCCATTAGTGATGAGAAAGTATATCCTGTGACCGCTTATGTGGAGGTTATTAATTACAAACATTTCTTAGATTTAAAAATTAGATACCAAGGCATACAGCTTTTCTTTGACGGTAGAAAAAACGATCATGGAATGTGTACGGAAACGTTACGATTCGACTTTAAGAAACGTAAGGCTATATTCATTGATAGATTTAGACTTCGTCATGAGTTGACTGTTGATTACATTCGTGAAAATGAGATTATGCCTGTACTTAAATTCTTTGGTGATTCATACGCAATGACAGACTTTAACAGAAAATTTTTAAACAAAACATTCAAAGCATTAAGGTCTATGTTTGAAAAACGATTAAAGGAAACATATGGGTATGGCGCTAAGGATGTATATGTAGCTCCTGGTGCCACTGAAGACAACGGCTATCATTTTACGATGCTGCTTAATATGATTTTAAAATTATCGGCACCGGATATGCCTAGCATTGTTAGCTTAATGAAACAATATGTGTATTGGACTAATGCTTACTGCTTATATCGATATACAAATATTCCGTTTGAAGACGATGTATTGGCGGCTACAAGAAAGGGTATGAATTTTCAAGAAGCACTTAGACAATCATATAAGGCTCCCAATAGTAGAGCCTTGCGGAAGTGTATGGTTAATGATCCATTAAGCGTATATATGTCTGATGTTCTGAATCTCTTCAGTGATGAAAATTGTAGACGTACTATCCTCACACTACAAAGAAGCTATGAAAGTGCTTGCCCATATACAGGCAAGCTCCATAACGCCAACGATTTTCGTAAAGCTATGAAGTTAAATACATCTTACTCTAAGGATATGTGGCAAAAGCTAATTAAGCGATGTGGTGAGACGGCTGTATTGCGTTGGATGTTATCTGAAGATATTCGTGATGTTGAGGACTGTGTAGATATGTACGTTAAACTCGAACCAAAATATCGAGATGCATTATGGGAGAAACGATTCAAGTTGAAGAACTTCCATGATGAAGTAATCAACATATTCAATAAGCAGGAATATGGAGATGTAATATTGCCTGCTCAACCTCAATTACAAGCTGATATGAATGGGATGCACTTTATGGTTCCTAAGACTGCAGCTGATTTAATGACTGTAGGTAAACGGTTAAAAAATTGCGTTGGATCATACCGAGATAGAGTCATGAAAGGGACTACTGCAATAGTGGTAGTCACTGACGATGCAATGAAGCCGGTCGCATGCCTAGAATTGGACAACAAAGGTAAAAAGAAAGGTCGTCAAATATTTGACTTAGTACAGGCTAAGCTCTTTGCTAATGAAATGCTTAAAAAGAATGCTCATATTAATTCGACGGTCATGCAATGGGCCAATCAATTAAAGATTGAACCGCATACCATCGACGTGGACGCTAGTGTTGTATAGGAGATCACTATGAAACTCACAAAATTAGAATTACTAAATTTTAAAGGGCTAAAATCCTTTACCATAAATCTTAATGGCGATGTCGTAATCCGTGGCGATAATGCTACTGGTAAAACGACTGTATTTGACTCTGTGTGTTGGTTACTATTCGGCAAAGATAGCCTAGATAGAGCTGACTTTGAAATCAAAACATTGGATGGAGGAGAACCCATTCATAAAGTCAATCATGAAGTAACAGGAACCTTTACTTTGGACGAAGGGGGCACAGTTGAACTTAAGCGTGTGTATCGTGAAAAGTATTCATCCCCTCGTGGTGGCGAAGTTACCCTCACAGGTCATACGACAGATTATTTTGTCGATGGTGTACCTAAGAAAGAAAAAGAATACGAGGAAATAGTTAGTTCGCTTGTTGATAAAAGTATCTTTAAATTGATTACTAATCCTTTGTATTTTAACGAAACGTATTCCTGGCAAAATCGTCGTAAGTTATTGCTTGAAATGTGCGGTGATATCGATGATATCACCGTAATTAATAGTCGTGATGATTTAAGACGATTGGCTGAACTGTTAGAGGGTCGAACGGTAGACGATCATCGTAAGGTGGTCGCAGCTAAGAAGACCGCCATTAATAAAGAGCTTGATATGATTCCGGTTCGCATCGATGAAGCTATGCGTAATAAACCTGAAACTGCATCTGATAAAGCAAAACTCATTCGTGATATTGAAACCTTATCCGCTGGTATAGATGAAGTTGAAAAGCAAAAGGCAATTATTCAAAATGGGTTTAGTTCTACTGAAAAGGAATCTAAAATCCGCGATATTCAACGCCAATTAGAGGTTCAAGGCTCTAAAGTGCTATCCGATTATCATAAACAAAAACAACACCTACGCTGTGAATATGAAGCCTCTTTAACCAAACTAAAAATGGTGGAAGTAGACAGAGATAGATGTGCTGATAGACAAGATGAGCTCATCAAAGAAATTGAACGTGAGTCTAAACGCATTGCAACCTTACAATCTGAATTTGATACGTTTAATGCACAACAATTCAATAAAGAATCTTGCCCTACTTGTGGCCAAGCGCTACCGGCTGACAAGCAAGCGGCACTCGAGGCAGAGTTTAACACCAATAAATCTAAGAAGCTTGAGGAGTGGAAAGGGCTTATTGAAAGTGCAGTGAAGCTTAAAGAAAACTATGAAGAGCAACAAGAAATCATGGTGTCAAAGATTGATAATTTAACTACAGAGGTATCTCAATATAGTGATGCTTACAATGTTAAGTTTAAAGAATATGAGTCATACTCTGAGCCTAATCTTGAAGACGATCCAGTTTATGCTGATTTGAAGGCTCAATTATTCTTGCTAGAGATTGATGATGAACCAGGAGCTGATACTGAAGAACTTACTAAACTTGACGAAGAGTTGAGCTCTATGAAGTCTAAAAAAGCAGCCCTCGAAACTGAGTTAAATAAATTTAAGCTTATTGATGATATTAATCATCGAATCCTTGAATTAGAAAATCAACAACAAAAATTAGTAGCAGAAAAGAACGCACTTGATGAAGCGGCCTTCTTAATGGATGAATTCATTAAAGCAAAGGTTAATATGCTGGAAGAAAACATTAATTCAAGATTTAAATTAGCTCGATTCAAAATGTTTAATGTTATGTTAAACGGCAACATTGAAGAGTGCTGTGAAACTACCTATAAAGGAGTTCCGTATCGAAGCATGAATAACGCAGCACGTATTAATGTAGGGTTAGACATTATCAATGCATTAACAAGCTATTACAAAGTTAATGCTCCGGTATTTATCGATAATGCGGAAGCAGTAACTGAATTCGTTCCAGTTAATAGTCAAACGATTAAGTTGATCGTTGATGAATCGAAACCGCAATTAACTGTTGAGGAGGTGTAGATATGAATGATTTACAAATTTTTAAGAACGATACATTTGGCCAAGTTCGTATTTTAGAAAAAGATAATGAATTATGGTTTGTAGCAAAAGATGTATGTGATTGTTTAGAAATAAAAAATACAACCGATGCACTTAAACGATTGGACAATGATGAACGGTCTAGATTTAATCTAGGGCGTCAAGGAGAAACAAATATCGTCAATGAGTACGGACTATATAACCTGGTGCTTTCAAGTCGAAAACCTGAAGCTAAAGAATTTAAACGGTGGATCACACACGATGTAATCCCTCAAATTCGTAAGACCGGTACTTATAGCATGAACATTCCAAAGTCATTACCTGAAGCTCTTAGAGCCTATGCCGATGAGGTAGAATCACATAATGCAACGAAAGCCATTGTAGCACAACAAGAACAGCAGATTGCGGAGTTTAAACCGGTTAAGGATTACGTAGATAAAATTCTCTCAAGTAAATCCTGTTTAGCGATTACTCAAATCGCAGCTGACTATGGCCTTAGTGCTCAAGAGTTAAATAAAATTTTGCATGAAGCTGGTCTACAACGTAAGGTCGGTGATCAATGGATTCTGTACAAGCAACATATGGCTAAAGGTTTTACTAAATCAGAAACTTTTACATTCTGCAGAAGTGATGGTCGCTTAGATTCAAAAATCACGACTAAGTGGACACAAAAAGGCCGCTTAGAAATTCATAGCATCTTAACTAAATTAAACATCCACGCTGTATGTGAAGACGTAGCATAGGAGGTACATAATGGGTGAAGTAACAAAAGCACAAACTCAAACACCATCGCTTAAAACTATGGTGTCTAGCGAGTCGGTAAAGAAACGTTTTAATGAAATCTTGGGTAAAAAATCAGCGGCCTTTGTGTCCAGCTTGATTTCTGTATCTAACAATAATGAGCTTTTATCTAAAGCTGACCCTACTACAGTTATTACTGCAGGCGTGATGGCAGCCACTTTGGATCTTCCGATTAATCAAAACTTGGGGTTTGCCTATATTGTTCCTTTCTACAACAGTAAAAAGAAAATTAATGAAGCTCAATTTCAAATGGGATACAAAGGGTATATCCAGTTGGCCATGCGCACAGGTCAATATAAGACTATTAATGCTAGTGAAATCTACGAAGGCGAAATTAAACACCATAACAAACTCACAGGCGAATTCGAATTAGGCGAGCGAACTGGTGATAATGTAGTCGGTTACATCGCTTATTTCAAACTCATTAATGGCTTTGAAAAGTATTTATATATGTCTAAAGAAGATGCTGAAGCCCACGCTATAAAGTATTCCCAAACATACAAAAGGGGCTTTGGTCTTTGGAAAACTGACTTTGACGCAATGGCCATCAAAACAGTACTCAAACGTTTGTTAAGTAAATATGGCATTCTATCAGTCGAAATGCAGAACATGGCTAATGCAATCTCTGTAGATGGAGCCGTCATTCGTGATAATAACGGCGAGCTCACCCCTGATTTCGAAGGTGAAACCATCGATGTTCAATCAGATGTAGCAGAAACAATCGCTAATAATGCAAATTCCGAAGCCCTTGACATCGATCCTGACCCTGCCAGTGAGTTCGTTAATCCTGAAACTGGCGAAGCAGTAAGTATGTTTGGTGATTAATTGTGATTAGTATTCAAGCATTCGGTAGCAGCTCCAAAGGGAATTGCTACCGAATCAAAACTTCAACCAATGGTGATGAACTGCTACTGGATGCAGGGTTATCCTTTAAAGAAATTCAACGGTATTGCCGATTTAATTTTTTACATCTATGCGGGGTATTAGTGACCCATGAACACGGAGACCATAGCAAAGCTGTCCACGATTTATTGAAGCTTGGCCATCGTGTATATATGTTAAAAGATACTGCAGATGCATTATATGTAGCAGATAATCATAAAGCTATTTATATTACGCCTAAGGTTCAATTTACAATAGGTAATTTCAGCATCTTGCCATTTGAATTAGAACATGATGTGCCTAATATTGGGTTTTTAATTTCTGATGGAGAGGAAAAGCTCCTATATATCACCGATACATATTACTGCAGGTATACGTTTAAAGATGTTGATCACATTATGGTTGAATGCAATCATTCTTATGAAATTTTAAATCAATATGTAGAAAATGGTTCTTTAGATAAAAAGCGAATGGAAAGGCTAATCCAATCTCATTTTTCCTTGGAGAATGTTATTATTTTTTTAAAATCTATGGACCTTACTAAGTGCCAGGATATACGATTACTACATTTATCAGATGCTAATTCTGATGCTGCAGTATTTAAAAAAGCTGTCCAAGCTGCTACTGGCAAGTTAGTAATCGTAGAACAAGAAAGGAGCCCCTTATGATTATTAAATCAATTCAAATTAAAAATAAAGATATCAGTATTGCTTATCAGAAACCATCTTCTACAGGGCTAACGGATGTATTCACACTAAAATCTAAAGATGATCCACGTCCTGAATTGCTTCACGCATTCAGTAACTTACAATCTATTATTAAAAAGAACTTTGAATTTTTAGATAAGTTCCAAATCCCATTTTTAGTAAATACATTTAGATTTAAATGTGATGCTTACGATGAAGATATAGTAGATAAAGTAAGCGTAGAAGGAACTGTTGGTGATGAAGCCACGCACAATTCATTTAAGTTTAAAACAGATTGGTTAAGCGTTGAATATGCAGATGCTACATTTAGTATCTCTGTTCAGGATTTAATTGAGGAATGCGTTAAGTTTATCATGGGGAAACGAGCCCAGGGTAGTTTGTTTGTTGATGAGGAATGATGAATGGCCAAAGATGTATATTACTTCAGCCACGATGTTAATGCGAGCAATGATCCTAAAATCGTGGCAATGGAGTCAGAGTTTGGGGTTATTTCATATGCCTGGTGGTGGAAATTAATTGAAAAACTAGCTTCATCTGAGGACTACAGACTGCCTTTTAAAAAATACACATTTATAGCTCTTGATAAAGAACTAGGAATT